AGGTTTGAATGTTCCCAAGCCTTCGCTATCTATCCTCTGCATTTCATACTGAGGACTCATCGCACTGTATAGCCCAGCCAATGCATGTCTTAATTTCTTTTGTTCCTCCTCATTTCTTTCAAGGGCATGGATTAAGTCAGCTTTCTTCATACTTTTATATCGATCATCCATATTTAAACTGTTCTCCAAATTAAAAAATATTTTTATTTTTATTCCCCCCCTGCCCTAGAGCAGGAGGGAATCCCGAATTAATTAATGCTGCTCACCTCCTGTATTACGATCCGATTCAGTACCTGTGCCAGCACCTGATCGTTCACTTCTTTCCTGCCCATCCTGTCCACAATGCAATTCACTGGGACTACCCTGAATTCATGGGGTAAAGGAAGGTTGTTGTCCATCTCTTCAGGTACTAGGTTGAGGACATAGGTGGTGACGTTAGGGCCACGCCTACGCTGCCACTCCACTGCCTGTTTAAAATCTCTGGCACTTTCAAACTCACCATCACAGAGGATGATATCGATACGAGGCTCACCTATTTTGTTTCGCCTTACCTCGTTGTTGTACATCTGCTCAAGTAGGGGAGCGAGGTTAGTCTGGATCGCATCGCTTTTTAATGGGTCATCTACAGTAATATTCTGAAGATACTTGAATGCCATCTCCTTCCTTGCCTCTCGACCATACTCTCCAGTGTGTTGCTGGGTAATACGATTGAACGTGAAGGCATCATATGTCAGGTATGGATACTGCTTACCTGCAGTCCACAGTTGGAGTAATAGGCTGTTAGTAATCTTACCCATGGCTCGTGAACAGAAGCCTGTCTCTGGCATATGAGTAGAGCCAGAGTCATCCACCGCCAAGTTCAAGTGCTTGCGTACCTCCAGCCGTCCCTTAGTCTCATCACCCCAGCCCTGCCCATCTACGATGAGGTTGACTGGATCATCCAGTAACTCACCGTCATCTAGGTCAGCCCTTTCCTTGGCCTTGGTTGCTGAGTACAGGGCATCCAGTAATACCGATGCTGACTTTAATGTAAGTTTATCTACAGCAGCAACGTAACCCTGATTGGCATCTTCAGAGTTAGCTTCCCTTGCTGATTCCCAGAGCTGATCTATCTCAGCTTTAGTCATGCCCTTTAACTCATCCTCTGCCAGCTTCACAATCTGCATACACAGGTCTTTGTTCTCATGCTGGCGAAGTGGATCAAGAATACCCCTGACACGTGTCCTGATATACATATCGGTGAACTCTTTCTTGGTAGTTTGTTTGAGGAAAGTTCTCTCACTCATCCCACGACTACCACTACGGTAGTTAATCCTTCCTGAACTTACCTTCCTGTATCCTCCATCATTCTTAGCCATACTAGTTTGCCTCCTGTAATTTAAACTTCGGTGTCTGGTTTTCCCTGATCTTTATTCGTCTGTCAGTCTTAGTCATAACTTATCTCCAAAAAATATTTTTTTATTTTTTTATTCTGCTTTGGCATCTGGGTCTATACTGAGTGCTCGCCATGCAGTCTTGATGATGACATCAACTGCGTCTATGTCATGCTGGGCATCGATCTTAGTGAGGATAGATTTCCTCATAAGTTCTCTGAATCCCACGACTGATCTGCGTGACTTCATAGCGGATGCCATCTTGGCAGCAGCCAGCCCCCTTCGGGGGGATATCTGGTAACCAATACGGTTATCCTTCCATGATTTGTAGAGGGTGTCAGTCAGGAACACTGCATCGTTAATGAATGTCTTCGCCATGCCATGTGCTTTGAACATGGCAGCCAGTGATTCCCCTGAAAGGGGAGGCACTTCGATAGACCAGAACCTGTCACGCAGTGCCTCGTTCATTCGCCTAGTACCAACGTAGTTGGGATTCCTAGTCATGAAGCACCTGAAGTCTGGGTGTACCTCGATTGTCTGACCAGCTACCTGAAAGGTAGACCCCACTTGAGCAGGGCGGTCAGTCATACCGTTGATGAATGACATAGCCTCTGGCTCTGCCATGTTGGCCTCATCGATCAAGGCCCAGTCTCCCTGCTTCGCAGCAGTAGCAAACTCTGCTGCTGTGAAGACAGTCGAGCCAGCTATCAACTCTCGTTGACCTACTAGGTCACGCTTCCTGAGTCCACCGTCAGCAGTTACCACTGCTAGGTTCTTGCCTAGCTTCGCTGCGAGGTGATGTATAGCTAGAGTCTTACCGCTACCTGCTGGGCCCATCAACTCAACGTGTCCAATCATGGCAGCAGCATCGAGTTCTTCCAGCCATGGTGGGGTGACGTAGTCACCGTTCACCTCGGACGTTGCCTTCGGCACATCGGGCCAGATGATTGACTCGCCCTGTTCAGGCGGTGACTGTGGTGCTGACTCTACCTTCGGTGAGTTGACCACTATCCTCGCTGGGGTCTCACTTATCCCACCGCATGGCTTGCATTCACAGTCAGCCAGTGCCAAGACAATCTTCGATTTAATCTTGGTCGGCAGCTTATGTGTCTTAGCCAGCTTTCGTAGCTGATCTATCTCTAGATTCTCCAGTTCAATCGCTCTCATTTTACTTCTCCAAAGTAACTAGTAATCGCTGTGCAAATGCACAACGCAAGGTAATTAAACCACACCCTTTAGGGTGATGTCAAAGAAATATTTTTACTGCACCTCCTTTGTTTTAAATTACAGCTGGTATTCACTACTCCTCCTTTAGGAGGAGGAGTAGTGAAACAGTCTAAGACTGTGGTTTTTTACAGGCTCTGCAAGCCACATGCCTTGGGTCTGAAGTTTTCACCACCCAGCTAGCTTTGACTGGGAAATTTCCTGCGTAGCTGACATTCCCCTGCTCATTTATCCTGTGCTCAGCTTGGGTAGTGTCATACACTTTGATCTCAGCAGGGGCGTAGCCCTGTATTCCACGAGCTGCCCAGTAACTCTGGCCTTGGTGCTTGAGTGTGATGTGAGTATCAGTGTGATCCAGAATCTTAGCTGGTTTGGTAGTGACTCCATCGAATGTGACTACGTCACCTCTGACAAACATCCTCATGAATGTTCCCTGTCGTATGATCGGTGTCCTGTCTGAGCCGAAGCTATCGAACCTCGTTTTGTAGTCAGGGATACGATCTAAATATTCAGACCACTCCTTACGGTCTTCGACCGTATATCCCCACAGTACTCGATATTCTGTCTCATGTGTCGTGACTCCGAAGGAGTCTGTGGTGTAGTGGTGCGTTGTTACGACTGCACATTCAGTGCCATTCGTATCTACGATACGGAACTCGCCCTTCACAATAGCTAGAGACTTCAGTGAGTCCCCCAGCCTAGTCACTGTGTCTTCGACACGCCTGATTTCATCATCGCTATAGTCGGCTACGGTAAGTAGTAATTCCATTACTAATTTCTCCATTGTTCGTCCCTTCGGGACGGCTTGTATGTTCGACCTAGTTGAGGGTCATATTGACCATAAGCAACCTCCTTCCTAGCCTTCGGCTAGTGTTAATTCGAATACCCAGAGTCCACCCCCCTAGCCTTTAGGCTAGAGAGGGCTTTGGCTGACTGGCTGCCCTTCGGCTGTGTCCCATGTATCAAGAGTCCGAAGGACTCTTTGCCGAACACTGCATGACTATCGTCATGGTCTATCTCCAGTCCTTCGGACTGGGCTTGCTCTGGGCTGAACACCACCTTGGCAACCTTCAGTCCCTTTAGGGACTGGATCAGGTGGTCGTACTTCCCACCTTCACTGGCTGTGAGAACGAAGTTCTCAGGCAGTGGCTGCCATGCCTGACGTAGCTTTGCTACGTGGTGCAGTGACTTGGTATAGGCGTAGCCTATAACTCTAGGCATCGGCTGGTTTTGTGGCAGGGTGGTGGCCCGAAGGGCCATAGCCCAGCCTTCTAAGTACTTCGTACTGTAGAAGTCACCGCCGACATGAATTCTTATGATGACTACGTCATCAGGCTTGAACTTCTTCGTAGCATCTTTGATGCTAGCGAGGATCAGTGCAGCGATAGCATACGCTGCATTTTCTCCAATTAACTTACGTAGTAAGTTAAAGTTGTGCCAGTTTTGCTGCCTGACGTTCTCGTATCTCTCAGCACTAGCCTCGAAACACCTGAACTTTAGTTCAGGACTATCCCAGATTTTGCCAGTCACTGGATCGGCGAATGCTAAGCATTCGTTCGCTCCGGGACAGCTCCAACCTGCTGGCAGTGTCAGGGTAAGTACTCTTACCCTAGACTCTGGTATCTCCAGCTCCGCTGCTGCTGCTTTTCTCAAAGCTTTCAGCTTTGAATTGCCATTGCCGAAGCTGAGCAACTCGCCTTTCTTCGGATCAATCCCACCTTCGGTGGGTATGTCCGATGTCCAGCTCTGAGTGGCCTTGTCGTACTGCACCTTCGGTGCACTGTATGGGTTGTCGTTCATGTTTTCTTCTCCTTCACCCCTTCGGGGTGACTTATTTAATTAGCTTGTAACCCATTGGCTTCATCTCTCCAGTCTTGGCGACTTGGACATACAGCGAAGCTGCATGTTTTCCAGTCGGAACAGCTCCGCTGTTACTAGCTGCCTCGATGGCTTCTCGCTTGGTACTAGCGTAGCTAGTCTCGCCGTTGTCACCGTTGGACATCGTGACTACCGTTGTCCACTTTCCCCTGTAAGGGGAATCTGGGTAAGTGTCCTTGAAAATTTCCAGCTTGCTGATCCACACCTTCGGTGTGGACTTGGCCTTGGATTTCTTGGACTTCGTCACCTTCGGTGACGATTTGGCCTTGGCTTTGGTCTTCGCTTTCCCCTTCGGGGAAGTTTTCTTGGCCTTGACCTTGACTCCGAAGGAGTCACAGCTTCGGATTCTCTCGGCTGCTGCAAGAGCTTCGCTCTTGTCAGTCTCGAAGTGGTCGGCTGGAAAGTAGCGTTTTTCGTTTATGTAAACATAAACGCAGTACTCCTCGAACTCGTTGTCGTAGACAACCCTAGTACCTACGGTACTAGCTGGCTCCCAGTCAGCGATAGTGGCGAATTTCTTAGAGTTACGTAGTAACTCTCTACCCTCAACCCACTTGACGAACAGTGTCCCCCTCAACCCCTTCGGGGTTGAGTTGTGCTGTACCTTCTCGACTGTTTTTGCTGTTCCCATTTTCTTCTCCTTGCCCCTTCGGGGCAGCTTGTGTTTGTGGCGATAGACTCGCCGATTAGTTGGGACGTAGTCCCATTTCAGCTCTTGGATTTACCCTTCGGGTAGAGCTGGCCTCCGCTGCCTATCTTACGTAGTAAGACGGCCGATGTCAAATCCTAGGCACGACAGGAAGGATAATCAACATTCTGGACACCTGAAAAAGGAGATCAGGTCAGACAGCGAAGCTGTCTGCGGTCAGATCGGTCTGGAAAAGTCAGCAGCGAAGCTGCTGGCGGTTCGGCTGGACTGAGGCCGAAGGGGGCATAGCTTGGCTTTCTCTCTCTAAGAGTGCTTATACCCTTGACAGAATTTTTTTGCTAAAAGATCGTTCTGATCACGTTCTGTTTCAAAGAAACATCTTGAAATTTCTCCGAAACAACCCCTCTGTTTCACTGAAATTTCTTCTGTTTCAGTGAAAGTAAGACAGTTGTGTTTCACCCTTATACCCCTTTAGGGGGTATATAAGGGAGTGAAACACTCTTACTGTCAGATACTGTATGATGTTGAAATAAATGAAGAAAGACCGACTGTATTTAGCGGACTCTCTAGGAGGCAAGATAGTCCAATGGAAAAGTTTATAGGAAAATTAAGACCCCAGATATTCCTTTCCATCGTGCTGCTTGGCATAATTGCCATTGTGGGAATGAGTCTTGGAATGACCGAGGTGACTGTCGGCTGTGTTGCAGGTATCATTGCGCTGTCGAAGGATGTGTTACAGAGTGATGGTTAGTTAAAGGAGGCAGAGATGAGTGTTATCAAGCCTGACTCAGAGATGTACGGGGAAGAACTCAGGGAAGCCGAGTGTTTTTACTGTTATAAAAGGGTATGGCCTCTGGCTGTTTTGTGGAGTAGCAATGGCTACCATCTATGGATGCATGCCAAATGTGTGAAAAGCCTTGCCGTGCGGATGTTCCGTGATGTGCATGAGGTGGAATGCATGCCTAAGCGTTTGTTTTGGGATACATCAGGCCGCTCCTATTACGGTGGTGAGTACGTGCCACGGGTTGAGGAGAATGGTAGATGACCAGAAAAAAGGAAAGGCTACTGGCTGACTTTGACAGTCCCTGTTACTTTTCTTACCTGACAGGATGTGGTGATATTAAGAAGGGACAGCCGATATTCCATTTAGGTTATCGAATGAACTGGCACCGTAAGTGTCAGCCTAAAGAGTTGTAGATGACACATAAACCCGGACACATTGCCCCTGCCTCTGAAAATCCTTTTCAGGCATTCACCTCACCAACTCCTCAAGTCGTCCCTCCTGTAAGTCGTAAGGATCGTGGGGATCGATTTGAATTTAGTATGCAAAACCCTCTATTGGATTTTGTGCCTGTAGTAGGAACTGCTGCTAACTGGGAACAGATGGGGCCAATAGAAAGAGCAATATCATTGGGGCTTGATGCTGCCGATCTGCTTACTGTAGGTACAAGCAAAGCTGGTACTGCCCCACTCAAGACGCTATTAAGGAAAACAGGGAAGTTTAGGGGAGTCGAAGACCCTACCCATTCTTATCTACGCTTGGGATTTGCTCCTTCTTGGGATGGATATCCAACTGTTTCCAAAAATTGGTACACACACCAGCCAGAATTAGGGACATCGGTATATCAGGGAATTAAATTTCCCGATCTCAATAAAGGTTCTGATCAATATTTTATGAAGCCTATGCCAAAGGAAATAGTAAAAGATTTGCCTGAAACAGATTATAGATATGGGCAAGTACCAATAAAGGAAAAGCGATACAACCCATCAGGAACCGATTATTACGAAGAGGTTACAGGATATAGAAGCCCAAAACCGGGTGAAGAACCAGTCACTACGTGGGTTAATCATCCACTAACAGGTCAAAAAATGACATATGCGGAAAGAGAGGCATTTGAAGTAACTGGTAAACCTATGTCATCTTTAGGTTCTGACACAGAAGCTTTACTTGACCCATCAACAATTGACTACGCAACACCATGGAGTATACCCAAAGAAAATATTAGATTGTTTGAACCTGATTATGCTTCACCATTCGGACACTTAGGTAAACATTTTACGGAGAAGGATATAGCTTTTAATAGATTGAAAGTAAACCCTAACGTGTTCAATCCTAATACTGGCAAACCTGTAAACTTAACAGAAGAGTTTGCTAAGTACGATCAGTTTGGTAATAGGATTAATCCTCTCTGGACAGAAAGGGGAATTCCTAATCTATCACCGTGGATGGCTGATCCATATCTAAGAACTGGAACTCTTGCTTATACTACTCCAGCAAGGGGAGGGTTGACGCTATATGATCGTCTTTATGAATAAAGGAATAAAGAATGAGAAAGAGTAAGGATGAAACAAAAGCCTCACAGGACGCTTGGCTTACTGCGTTTGGTCAAGTAGGTACTGTACTCAGTGCCTGTAAGGCTGCAAATGTTGCTCGATCTACTTATTACAACTGGATTGAGAACAATATTTATAATTTTAAAGAGAAAAAAAATGTTGCTTGGGAAATATTTAGAGAATCTTTACAGGATTTAGCACTGGAAAGGATTAGGGGGCAGGGGCCAAGAGATAATCCTGTACTACTTATGTCATATCTTAATGCATTTGTGCCAGAATACTTTAAACGTGACAGCTCTACTGGTGGTGATGCTGCAAAAGAGTTCATGGCAGAACTTAAAAAGCTACGAAACATGCAGGAAGAGTTACGTAGTGGTAAAAAAGAAACAGTTGAAGAAGATTCTGCTAAAAAAAGAGCTATAGATGAGGTAGAAAAGATACTCTCAAGGCAGATGGAATCTGATGACAACAGAGATTAATCCAGATGTAACAGATTACATCTTCTCTAAGTTGGATTTTAATCCAACAGAGAAACAGGAACCAATACTCAACTGCCGTAAGCGTTTCATATTGGTAGCTGGTGGTGAACAAGCTGGTAAATCTATGGTGGCTTCCAAGTATCTGGTGTCACGATTCCTAGAAACTGATGAAGCTGGACTATATTGGCTGGTAGCTGCTGACTATGAAAGGACTAGAGCTGAGTTTGAGTACCTAACACAGGACTTTGCAGCACTGGGAGTACTGGCTGAAGTAACTAAACGAGTTGACCCCGGCAGAATTGTACTGGCTGATGGTACTAGAATAGAAACCAAGTCAGCTAAAGACCCAAGAACTCTGGCTATGAGAGCACCTAATGGCATTATTGGGTGTGAGGCTAGCCAGTTAGACCTTGAAACCTTCCATAGATTACGAGGTAGGTGTGCTCCAAAGCGTGGGTGGATGTTCCTTGGTGGTACATTTGAAGGTTCACTGGGGTGGTATCCACAGTTATTTCAGCAATGGCAACATGGTGGAGATGATGAACAGTCGTTTTCTCTGCCTAGCTATTCTAATCAGTACTTATATCCCGGTGGTAGGCAAGACCCTGAGATACTCAGGCTTCAAGCTGTAGCCTCTGACGACTTCTTTATGGAGCGTATTGAAGGTATACCTACACCACCACAGGGATTAGTATTCGGAGAGTTCAGGCCTGACATACATATCAGTGATGAAGCCAAGTGGTCAGCAGGTGATCCTGTTTATTTATGGATAGACCCCGGTTATGCTGGTGGTTATGCAGTAGAAGTAGTACAGGATATCAATGGTCAGATATGTGTAATAGACGAGATATACGAACAAAACCTTATTACAACAGAGATGATCGACATTGCAAAGTCCCGACCATGGTGGAAAGATGTCCAAGGTGGGGTAATCGACATAGCTGGATACCAGCATCAGGCTATGTCTGCCCCAGCAGAAATATGGTTAGAGGAAACTGGGGTATATCTTGCTGCTCAGAAAGTTAGAATTAACGAGGGAACTGAAAGACTGAAGTCATTTTTAAAGCCCGATCCTCTTTCTAACATGCCAAAAATAATATTTAACCCAAGTTGTCGTGGGATTCTGTCAGAGTTTGGGGCAGAACCAAATCCATTTACAGGACAAACCCAAGCCTATCGCTGGAGAACTGATCGAGATGGTAATATAGTGGGAGAGACTCCCGAAGATAAATACAACCATGGCGTTAAAGCCGTAGTTTATGGGCTTGTAGATAGATTTGGATACGGTCATTTACGCAACAACTCGTTTATTAAAGTTAAGAGGTGGTAGGTGGCTAGAAGAAAAGTAGAAGATATTATTAGTTTAGTAGATTCACATTATGATGCTACTGAACCACTCCGATCTCGCATGGATGCTGATCATAATCTGTATAGATTGTCACCATTTGATGCTGGAGATGGGTATCAATCGTATACTTCAAACGAACCGCAGACATATGCGGACAAGATAATATCTTGGCTGGCAGGATCGGACATGATTGTTCGTATACCTCCTGCTGGTAATCCACGAAACTCCAGAGAAGTTAATAACGATAAAGAAAGATTTATCATTGGAGCCTTAAAGTCTGCCAATGAACGTCTTATGAAAAGACTTCAGCCATGCTTACAGGATCAACTGTCATGGTATACAACTCTTCGTGGTTGGTATGCAGGTAGAGCACTACTTGTTAAAAGAGATGACAGTGATACATTCATTGACATTACACCATGGGATCCGATGCACACATACTGGGGAACAGATGGTGATGGGATGTCATGGGCATGTTACAAGGTTAAAAAAACCAGACATGAAATAGAATCCCAGTACAATGTCAAACTTGGTGATGAAAGAATGGATGAAGATGGGATAGAAGTTTATGACTTTTATGATCGTGAAGATAACTATGTAGCTATACCACATAGATATATCAAGAAAAGAACAGCACATGGAGGTACTGGAGTCCCGGTATTCCTAGGCCCAGTAGGTGCTAACCCATTAATCCAGTCACTGGAGTGGTCATCGATAGAAGATACAGTCGAGGACTATGGTGAATCAGTATTTAAATCTACAAGAGAGTTATACGAAAAGCATAACTTCATGATGTCTACAATGCTTGAGCTTACCGCAAGGTCACGCAAGCAAGGAATAGTAATAACTTCCAGAGATGGTCAGAAGACACTGGAAGAAGACCCTTACAAAGAAGGAACTGAGATATCCCTAGCACAGGGAGAAGAGGTAAAACCCCTAGGATTGTTAGAAGTAGCCAGAGAAACTGGTGTTTATATGGGGATGGTATCAGGAGAGTTGCAACGTGGTTCAATACCACACTCAGTATATGGGGAGCTGCAATTCCAGCTATCTGGATTTGCTATAAATACTCTAAGGCAGGGCGTAGAATCTGTATTAGGCCCACGGATTGAGGCGTTGGAACACGCCTATATGCAGATATGTAATCTTTTATGTGACCAGTACTCCAGTGGAGCTTTCACTTCTATGGAGTTATCGGGTCGTGATAACAACAGGATGTATTTTTCAGAAACAATTACACCTGAGAGAGTCAAAGAGGGCGGTTCTATAGAGATATCTATAGTCGCCAGACTACCTCAAGACGATATGTCTAAGTACTCTATGGCACAGATTGCTAGAGAAGGCCCAACACCACTCATGCCTGATCTTTGGATCAGGGACAACATACTCGGCGTTCAGGATGCTGACCAGACAGACGATGCAATTAAGGAACAAATTGCAGAAAGAACCTTGCCAGAGGCAGGGCTATGGAGTTTATATCAGGCAGCTATGAAGCAGGGACGAGATGATCTTGCTCAATTTTACCTTGGTGAATTGATGGCAGTAATGTTGAGTAAGGCTAAGATGTTGTCAGAAAGTCTTGGTGGTGGAGTACCGCCAGCCCCATCCGCTGGTGCATTGCCTCCGATGCCTCCGGGTGCTCCACCACCCGGTGGCCCACCGGGAGTACCACCGGGAGTAGCTCCTCCAGCTATGATGAGTGGAATGCCACCTCCTGCACCTACGCCACAAGCTGGGCCTAATGTGCCACCGGGACAACCTAGGCCGGGAGCACAGAGTGATGCAACACGATTAGGAAATATTGGCCTTGTCGGGCCGGGAGGATAATCAGTGGCAATAGGAGATAACCTACCCGGAATATTTGGAAACCTAGTCCAGTCTGTTATGAAGTCTGGAGGCGACCCTATGTATATGGTCGATCTGTTTGAAGGTCGTGATGCTGATAGGGAACAGGGATTAAGACTAGAAACAATGATGGGTGGCCCACCCCCATTTGAAGATATACCAGCATTTGAACAACACTTTCAAATGACCGGTGATCCTATGATTGCTGCCGATATGGCATTGCAAGATACGCTATCTATGGAATCAATAGAATCTGATACAACAGGATTAACTTCTGGAATAGGGGCACAGGCTTTATTTAATTTTTCTCCGGGTACTGTAGATGAATCTTTATTTGATTCGTATTCAGAAAATCTTGGAGTTACTAGAGATCAATTAGCATCTGCATACAATGACATAAATCAAGATATGTTATTACAAGATGCAACTATGTATGGAACAGGAGAAGTGAATTTTGATCCTTTGCCCATGATGGGAACTGGTGATATACCAAGTGAGGATATTATGAACCCACCTGCTCAACAGGTACTGGCAGCAGGTTTGCCTGATATACCGTGGGGAGGTATGCCTAACTGGGAAAAGATTGGTAATATACCGTGGGGAGGTATGCCTAACTTCAGCAAAATACATGATACAGCCAAGAAAACATCTCCTCTTTTTACTGGTACTGATCGGGAAGGAGCATGGGGAGATAAACCTGATGGAGACCCTGATCCAATCTCTGTCGTAGAATCTGCTAGATCAGAACTAGATATAATAAGAGATGAATGGAATCAGGAAGGGGACACTGTTGCAAGAGATCAAAGACTAGAAGCCTTTGTTATATCTGGAATGGATCCAAATTCCAAAGCAAGATTTGAACAAGGTGACATGTCTATCATTGGTCAGGTTAACAATACTGTTAATCAGTATATCCAAAGTTTTGGTGATCCACAGGGATTAACAGAATCAGATAGTGACTTTGAATCTAGAATGGTTTCAGGAGAAGGTGCTCCTGTTTCTATGGATATTGAAGCTACTCGTTTCCAAAATCCAGACTTAAACCCTACAAATATAATGACATCACAGATACCAGAACAGTTAACTACTGGACAGCCTATGGGGCTTCCTGAATATCAGGGGACTGAATCTCCTGCGGAAATGTTTGAGGCGTATGGTGCTACCAATGTTCCTGATTACTATGGAGGAATGGGTTCTTCTTTAGGTAGGCAATATAGACCATTACTTGGTGCTCATCTTCTACAGCAGTCTGGCTTTGGATTTGGTGCTCCTCAAGCAGGACGCACATACGGTGCATTTTTAGAAGATGTAAGACCAGAAACATATACTCCATTAGACTGGAATAAACTCGCACCATCATGGGAAAAATTAACAGGATATGTATCATCTCAAGCAAGTAGTGGTGGCACTGATCCTGATGCAGCAGAACAAATTGCCACAGGGAACCCTGTAATGGCAGAAGCATTAACTGAAACAGGTAGTGCAGGTAAAAGAAATGCAATTGCGTTAGCATTAGCTAGATACCATGCAGGTAAACCTGTGCAGAGTTCTTATGCTAATAGAGCAGTTGCCAGTTCTTTAGAAGATATCTATGATAGAACTGCTGCGGATACAATAAGATATGGTGGTGCTAATACTACTATCAAGTTTTTAGATAACTTGATTAAGTTGAATCCTGAAAGGTTTGGATAATGGCTACTCCAGTTGGAACATTACAACAATTCGGTGATGATACCTATAGGTGGGATGGTGTTGGATGGGTGTATGTCCCTCCATCATCTACGCCAGTTTCAGGTATCCAAAATATTAGTCCTGACAATCCTTCATCTGTAGTAGTAAATGAACCAGTTGTTACATCTGGTGGTATTGTACAACCAATTACAAATACTGGGCCAACAAGTGGGGACGTAGACGATTTAACATCTGTGCTTGGTGGTAATGGAAACGATAATGGTAATGGATCAGTAGATATGTCTGCTGGTGGTGATTTAGGTTTAATTGATCAAGGAGCAAATAATATGGCACCCGGAACATGGGACGATTGGTCACCTGTATTTGGTGAGTATAGTCCAGAACAACAATATACATCATTAATGTCTACAGCTATGCCTAACTACTATACCCCTAGGTATGGTCAGATGGCACAGCGTCAGTTCGCACCTACTTTTGGTAGGTACTTACTGGGCGGATATGGTGGAGGTACAACAGGACTTGGTACTGGTGCAGGATTTGCTGACTGGTATGAAGGACAAGGACTACCTGCTGGACAAGCTCCTACTGGTGGAGTAGGTATACCAGATATATCAGGAGGATATAACCAAGCTTTAGCTATGGGTCAAGCTGGAGTGGGATCAGGTGATTGGGAAACTATGGCAGCATCTAATCCGGGTATGGCTTATGCGATGCAAGACCCACAGGCTGTACAGGCCATGGCATTAGCTAGATATTATGGTGGCGGTGGCCCTGTTGGTGGATATGCTGGTAGAGCAGTACAGAGTACATTAGGCAATCTTTATGATCGCTATATGACTACAGGTGCTCAATCAGGAGTTACAGGCCCAACTGGATTCCTAGGATACCTAGGTGGTCTTAGTGGCAATAGATTTGGGGCTATGGTTTAATGCCCACAGGCTGGGAAGATTTTTTACTTGCTGAGAACCCCCAATGGGCTTACTTCAGCTCGTCACCATTTACTACTAGTAGTCAAGAGGGCTTTGCTCCTGCCCAACAGAATTACTGGAGAGGACAATATGGTAACGTCTGGAATAGGTATCTTGGGGAACTTGGTAGTTCTACAAAAGAAGAAGGAACACTAGGTGGGTTTAAAGACTACCTAGATGAAATGCCTTTTACTCAGATGTACTACCAGAATACAACTCCCGGTCAACGAGGAAGACAGGGTAGGTATAATCCATCTACTAGATTTATGTACTAGAGGTACATCATGTCTCCAGAAGATAGACGTAAAGCAGAAGCATGGTGGTCAAGGCAACTTGAAAACTTTCCACAACTAGCACAAAAATATGGAACTCAAGTTCCTATAGCTCAAGATGGTCAGATTCCTAGAAATGTAATTGCAGATGTACAGACTGCTCGTCAGGCACAAACCCCTTTAGTTGGGCAAGGCACTCCTCTTCCCGGTCAACGACAGATCGTTCCACCAGAACCAGTTAACTGGCGTGAAGTAGGAAGAGATATAACTTCTGGCATAGCAAATCTACCCACCATGGGCCTTAATTTAATTCCCGGTCTTAATCCTCAACAAGCAACAGAAGATGTTACATCTAAAATGTTTGGGGTAGAACCCAGACCTTTTGATATTCCAGAAGATGCAGGAAAATTAAGAACAGCACTTGATCCTATAATGCCTACCATATCAGGTATTGGAACTATTGGATCAAGATTCTTAGACCCTCTTGCTGCTGGTGCTTGGCAGTTGGGGGGAGAACTAGGTATGGGTGATCCACATGGTCAAGTCAGTGCAAGGAAAGAATTAAGAGATGCAGGATATGGGCCATTAGAATCTATTACTGGTGCTTATGAACAGGCAGATATTCCTTGGTGGCAAAAAATACCTGTTGAAATAGCTACCAGTCCTGAAGAACTAATACCCGGTATTGGTATGTATGCAGGTGCTACCAAACTTGTTGGAAGACAACTAGCAAGACAAACAGCAGAAGAAGTAGCAGAAGAAGCAGCTCCAGTTGTAGCTAGAGAAGTAGCAGAAGAAGTTCCTGTTGTAGATGAAGTTGTACAACCAGAAGTTGTACAAGAACCAATTCAATTAGGGCTGACCCCACGAGGGGGAGCACAGTACGCTTTTGATGAAACAGCACCTGCTCGCATTGCTGAAGATATCCCTGTACCACAAATACAGGAAGTAACTTCAACAGCTCAAAGTCGTATAGATCAGATCATAGAAGATGTTACTGATACGTATGATGTTAGGGGTATGAACATAACAAAGGTTGGTACTAGTCCTAATAAAGTAAAAGAAGCTGGACAGGAAAAAGTAAGAGAAAGATTTGGACAGCTAATAACTGGTAACTTAAATGATGCACAGGCTAAAAGAGCCAGTGACTATATATCTAAACAAACTGGGGTAGACCCTGAAGAGATAAGAAGATTAGCAGGTGAAGCTGGAGTACAGGAAACATTCGGCCCACAACTAACACCAGACCAACAACTAGTAGAAACTATTGCTGAACAAATAGACAGTGCATGGAACAGGCGTACAGAGTTTAGTCCTGAAATAGAAACACAACTAGATAATTTAATTACCTTTAGGCAAGAAGGTAAGAATCTATTACTTGGATTTAAGTCTCATTACGGCAGAATTAGAAATCAAGTAGCTAAAGAAGTAGGTATGTCTCCTGCTGAACTTGAGAAATATATAGACAATATGTCTCAAGGTACATTCCCACAACCTGATCCTTTCCCCGGAGGTGTACCTTCACCCGGATGGAAAGTACAACAGCTTGTAGGTGATCCTCAAAGACAAAAAGAAATAGACAGATTTGCAATACAGTTAGAGATGCCTCTACTACCTAAAGGATCAAAACCTAAAGAGGTAGAAGAAAGGCTTGCTCTTGCTAAGAACGAAGGATATCCAATTCCTGCTGATCGTCCGGGTACTACTAATGTATCTGCTGGCACACAGTTAGCACGATCTTCAAAAGATAAACTTCTTCACGTTGTTAATGATTTAGAAACATCATTAAGAGAATTAATAAATCCTGCCGAACAAGCACATATATTAGATAAGAATGCAGGAACAACATTAAAAGATATATTAAGTGCAGCAGGAGCTAAAACTGCTATAGGAAGAAATCTTATTACCCGTTATGAAGGTGCAGTTAATGCACGTATGAATGACATACAAATAGATGCTGTACAAGGAGATAAGCTACTAGAAGGTTTAGGGTTTGGGGCAAGAGAAAGAGGAAGGTACTTTAGTACTGAAAGAAGTTTTGTTCTTAATCAGATTGACATAGGAACTGCCACTGCTCCCGGCCCTATTAGAGTTTTATACCGTGCATTACATGGTGAAGTTGGTGGACAAGAGTGGTCAGAAGTTACCAGTGAATTGTCAAAACAAATGTGGATAACAGGAGAAAATCTTCCAGCATCTGTATTGGCACATCCAGCAATGGCCCCAGAAAAGGCAGCACAAAGAGAAGAGTTGTTTGATTTCCTGAGAGAGATGACTGACATGGAGTCAGCCATGAGAATAGACTTCGATCCAAAGATGGGATTCATTAGAGAAGATTATTTTCATCGTGGATGGAAACCTGTAGAAAAGTTAGGGGACGATGTTATTAGAGGTAACACACAGAGGTTAGCTGAAACACCTTCATTTGCAAAAGCTCGTACTACTCTACGGTTCTGGCAATTAGAAGAAGCAGGGTTTGAGCCACTGTTCTGGAATCCTGTACATCAAGCTATTAACTCCTCACAGATGGGAATTAAAGATAGGCTACAAAAAGAACTTGTTGAGTATATGCAAAACCCTTTAGTTAATGTAGCACACGCAGTAGGTGATCAAGATGAAGCTCTTCAAAGATTAAAATCCTTATATGGTATGGAGTTCAGGGTTCCTAAAGTAGGCCCAGCATTTGAGGGTAAGGGATTTAAAGTAACTGATGAGCTGCCAGCAATAGAAGGTGTTGGTCAATCTGCAACTCAGGATGTTTTTAGAGAAGGTATGTATGCAGTTCCAACAGGAGTAGCTGATACGCTTGAGCAGATATGGAGAGGAGGAACTACAAATTTCAATAAGGTTTTAAATATATCAATACCTATGACAGATAAAACTTACCCGGTTAATCTTGGTAAGTTAATTGATGCAATGGTATTCATACCTAAAAGAATTAAGCTGTTTGCTTCTCTTTTCCAGATCACAGACTTTTCACGAAGACTTGGTATAGGAAGTACTCATGCAATAGTTGACGATATATTTAGAAATATGAATTCTGGTATGTCTCCTAAAGAAGCATTTGAATCTGGAGTTGAAGTAGCTGGTGGATTCAAGCAACATGCAGGTGCTGCTGGGAAGGGTTGGTGGAATATGTGGGGAGATTATTTCCAAGCAGGTAAATCAACTCATTACAGAAATCTATTAAGTAGCAGGGAGACTACAGGAATCGAAGCTGTATTAGAAGGCGGTGGAAGACAGGGACAAATTAGCTGGAACAATCTAGTAAGAAATGGTCTTAATGTCAGGGACTTAACTATATTGCCCAGAGAAGACATGCTAAGAATAGTTGATGGTATTTCTCAGAATACTAACTTCCCACTCAAGGTGGGAAGATACATAAAAGAATTAGAGTACTCATCAAGAAGAGGTTTGTTTGATAGGGTTTATCCAGCAGCTATCATGACTGATGTTAAGTACAACTTAATTCCTATGGCTATGAAAGCATACCCAAATGCTACTGATGATCAGATCATGGCCCTCGTTGCTAAACAGGCAAACATGAAGTACTCAACATTGCTTCGATCTCAAAGTGTATTTAATCAGACTGCAAGAGAAATTCTTTCAAGACTGGCATTCTCAATCAATGAAAACGAATCATTGATTAGACAGATGACTGGAGCTTTCGCAGGTAGTGATACTAGATTCTGGAGAACATACTGGGTTAGTGCAGGTGCATTCTTTATTCTTGCAGGTAATGCAATTCATATGGCTACCGGGCTAGTCACAGAGGGAAAACCAAAGCCATTACCTGTAGATAGATATGTTCCTTTTTATCGGAAAGAAGGATTAATGCCTATAGGATTTAAATCTAGGTTTTTAAATCCTGATATCCCATTGAGAACACGATCTGGTGAAAGAGCAATGATGGATATGTTAGGTCAGTTAGATACTTTCGGCAGGATACTAGGTGGTTTTGATTTCATTAGCCAAAGACAAAGTGCACCTGTAGGAGCACTTCGTCACTTGTATTCAAAGACTGATTTCTATGGAAGAGATACAGATCAGTTTGGGTGGGCAGGGACAGCGTTGCAGTTTGCTTATGACGTAGGTGTACCTATAGGTATGGGTGAAGCTGTTATGGGAGCAACAAGTAAATTCGCAGGAGATGTACCACTTCCTTCTATGGGTACATTTATTGGGCCTGATACAACTCTAGGAGATATATTACCTGTATCAGAACAAGCTCTTGGTTTGGGTGGAATGATTGCAGAGGCAACAGGAGAAAACATTAAAGCCCAATCAGTAGTAGATATGGAAACAAGAATGATAAAGAATACTTTCCCTGATGGTGTGCCTACAGGTATAGATGAAAAAATTAAAAAAATTAAACCTTGGGCACAAATAAGAATGAAAGATTTAGATTCTGATGAGAAGTTAAAGGTTTTAAATGATCCTGCTAACCAACACTTTATAGAAGAATTAAATAGACAGTCTAAAGAAAAAGCTGATATGGATAACATATGGCATGAAGAAAAGCAGGATAGAGATGAGATTAAATCAGGAAGGATGTTAGCAGAAGATAATTTAGTTAACAGGTATGACACACAGGCAAACAACAATATAGCTTGGGATCCAAAAGGATTTAGAGAAGAAGTAAGTAGGATATCGCTGGAAGCTCGTGCTAGATCAGAAATGGTTTCTGATAAATATGCAGATAATCTACAAAAGAAGATTAGTAACGAACCTTGGAGTCGAGAAAAAGAAGCAGAAGAAAAAGTTAAGAGGCCTATAAGATGGGCTGAATACAGATACTACAACCTATTTAAAAAGCATGGTACAGATTTTGAGCAAATGGATTGGGATGCTTTTGATGCAGACTTTGCAGCAGAAAGAGCCTTGTGGGGTACAGAATTAACTGAAAAATTTGATGCTGTGCAAAGACAGAAGTCTGCTGAGAGGCATAACCCAAGAGTACAACAGTACTATGACGCTATGGATTTACTGGAACAAGTTGGCTGGTTTGGTAAGGAAGAAGACGATAGATTAACCGAAATGATTACACAGTATCATGATCGTATGCCTAAAAGAAAAGATGGCTCTGGGTTAAGAGAAGAATGGGACAAGTGGCTTAAAGGTGGGACTCAAGAAAGAACTAGGATAGAAAGAAATAGTTACTATAATGTAACTATTAAATTACTAAAACAAGAAAGAGACAGGGCAAGACAAACAATACTGATGAGTCCTGAACATGGCAAACAGGTTGATAAAGCAGTCATAGAATGGTTTGGTAGAGTTCCATCACATCAGGAAAACTTACAGTTATATTATAATTTGTATGAAGTTATGCCAAGAAAAATGCAACTAGTTCGATAGGAGGAACAAGGATGGTTAGTGAAAATACAGAGCCAGTACAAGCACCGTTACCAGAGGAGCCAGCACCACAGGCAGAGATTGAAAGCAATCCACTTATTGCTGAAGTAGATAAGTTAAATAGTATTCCTGATGTAATAGAAGAAACTCCTGCCCCAGAAACAGAAGTAGTAACACCAGTAGCAGAGACACCTCCGCAACCACAGACTCCTGCTGAGCAGGTACTTTCTGCACCAGAACCACCTGTGCAACCTACAGTTCCACAACAACAAATGTCACCTGAACAGATACAGAGACTACAGCAAGATCAAATGCAGTTTCAACAGGTACAGGCACAGGCACAATTGCAGAATGAAGCACAAAGATATCAGCAACAGTTAGAACAGCAGGGATATCTTCCTGATCAGGCACAATCTATAGCTAGACAGCATATGCAAAGTCGTGCTGCACAAATGGATCAAGCCAGACAAAATGAATTTAATCAACAGGTATTACTTGGTAAACAAGCAGCATCAGAACATTTTGCCAAACAATATAATCTTACATTTGAAGACATGGCTACTCTTAGAATGTCTAATAGTCCAGAGCAAATGGAACAGGTTGCAAAAAAGATATCTGCGGATAGAGAAAGAGATGCAGAATTAGCAAGGTTAAAGCAACAACAAGTACCACCACAGCAGTTTGATAACTCTCAAGGTGCTCCAGAAGTTGCATCTAATGATGATGCATGGTTAGATAGGTACATATATAATGGTGATAGATCGCCAAATGCGGTAGCTGCTGCAAGAAGGGCGAGCGGTCAATAGCAAGCCAAGGGAGGTAACCTATGGCACAGACAGCCACAACTGGGAATCTGGAAAATGCCCAGCGGATAATCCTCGCAGCAGCGAGGTACACAGAGGAGCACAATGCTCCTGCTATGGCTCTTATAGAGTCATTTTCCTTACCCAAAGGGTCAAAGCAAGTGACCGTACCAAAGGTAGGTCAGATGTCTATGAGTGACTTGACTGATGGTCAAGACATAATTGACGAGGAAGAGATTGGTATGACCACAGTTGACCTTACGGCATCTGAGGTTGGAGCCAAGGTTATCCTTACTGACAAACTGGTCAGACAAGCTGCTGACAATGTTATGAGTATTGTTGGTCGTCAGCTTGGTGATGGTATGGCACGAAAGAAAGATACAGATGTACATGCTCTGTACTCTGGACTGAATGGTGGAACAACACTTGGTGTTGCTGGTGGAGCTGTAACACTGGCTAAGATTGCTGGTGCAATTGCATATACTAAAGCTAACAAGTTTGGCTCTCAGGTATATATACTCCATCATCCTAATGCGGTATATCAGATAGCTGCTACTGCTGTTACAGCATCTACAACTTACCCTGTACCTAATGGGTGGTCTGAAGATTTGCTTGGTAACTTCTGGAGTGGGCTACGACCACTAAATGGTGTTCCAATATTTGAAGATGGAAACCTTTCAGTAGATAGTAGTGATGATGCTATCGGTGTTATAGCTGATAAGTCTGCACTTGCTGTACTGAAGTCTGTAGATACTAGAACTGAGCGACAAAGAGATGCTTCTCTTAGAGCTACTGAACTGGTTATGACTGCTGACTATGGCGTATTTGAACTTGATGACAGTAGAGGAGCACCACTTACTTATGATGCTTCTGCTCCTGCAACAAGTTAATCTAGATAGGGAAACCTATGGAGGACTAGATGGTTAATCTAAGCGACAGACAGAGGATGAGGCAGGATTTGGTGGCAGTTGGGTATTCTTGGGAATACATTGATGAGTGGCAACCCAAGACTACTCTCTATCGCCATACTCCGGGTCTGAATGTCGATGGGGAAGAAACCTTCCCGGTTGGCTCTGCTATAAAGGGAGTACCGGGAAGTCCCGATTATGTATTAAAAAAGGCTAGGCTAGGAATGTTCCCATTCCTACCGAGTGATACCTGCGAATGCAGGTGGTGTAAGGCCAGAAGTGTTAATGTTGAAATACCTACAGAGCCAAAGAAGGTAGAGCCACAGGAAACTGTGATGTGCCAAGAATGTGGTGAAGAGGTATCAGCAGTCACTAAGGCTGGAGCACTATCAAGATTGAGAGTTCATACGAAGTCTCATCAGGGAACTGAATAGTTGTAACGATTGACCGTGGCTATTCAGAAAATTTATAACGGTTGATCGCAGGGCTTAGAACCTGCTCAAATAGATAACCTTTAAGGAGGTTTAGACATGGCGTTCCCATTAACAGTAAACTTGGGTTACGGACAAGAAAAAACAGAGACTTCAGGAAAGAGACATAAACTTGGAACTAGGGCAACCACACCTGATGGTAGAGTATTTTACTATGCTCGATGTGGCAGTGCTGCTATTACAACAGCAGGAATGATAGTAGATGCAGCAACGACATTTACTGAAGCTGCTCATGATATGGACATACCCCCTACTGCTGCTCATAGTGTTGGTGATACAACAATTAGTTTAGAAGTACCAACTACAGACCTAACCAAAGATAGGTATGCAGATGGATATCTTATCTTCAATGATGGGCCGGGAGAAGGTGAAGTATACAGAATTAAAGGTCACCCTGCTCACGATGCATCTGACGACAACACAGTTATCATCACCCTTGATGAGGAAGACGGTATTAGAACCGCTCTGACTACTTCTACAGAGGCACAGCTAGTTGAAAATCCCTATTTAGGGGTAAAGATTATTGATGGTGACGGCACTATGGAAACTGGTGCTTTGGGTGTAACAGTTATACCTATGACAGCCAGTTACTATGGATGGATACAGACCGCAGGTATAGGTAGCGTAGCTATTGGTGCAGTGGTAGGTATTGTTGGTGACGGTTTGCAGATATCTCAGGCATCAGGTGAGGATGGAAGAGCAGAACTCTACGACCTTTCTGGTGAGGATGACCTACAGTCAATAGGTACTGCAATTGTTATTCCTTCTATAGACACAGACAAGCAAGCGTGTCTTCTCACCATTAGATACTAATGGTAGCCACTCCTAAAGAAACAGAACTATGGACTCCACCGGGGGTAACCCATAAAAGGGTTATCCCTGTGGGGTATAACTATGAAACTGGTGGTCAGATATTTGAGTACCAGTTTCTAGTACATGATGAAGTTACTAATAGGAAGCAACAGTTTAGAGTTCTGGTTGATGACCAAACATCTAAGGCTCACATTGAAGAAATGGTGGGCAATGCGTTTGATAGATGGCTGACTGATGTGAGGATGAGACACAACAAGCCAGCTCCAACTCCAGAACAGAGAAAAGAAATAGGAAGAATCCTAGAACAAATTAGAGTTAATAGGAACAAACGTAAAGAAAGTAGTAACAATAAAATATACTACAAAGGTCTACGATAAGGAGGACATCTATGACCACAGAAATTTCAGTTACTGATGAAGATATTAGAATGACATTACAGCAGAAAGTAAATCAGGTTACTAACCTTGAATTACAACTAAATACTCTTGGTAGAGTTCTTGGTGAGAAGGATAATAAAATAGCAGAACTTGAAAAACAGTTAGAGCAAGAAGAATTGGAGTCAACTGAAGATGCCTAAAGGTAAAGGTACTTACGGTAAACAAGTAGGAAGACCGCCTAAGAAAAAGAAACCTAAGAAATAGAGGTGTAACCAATGGCTATAGTTCAAGGTCGCACAAGGGCTCAACTACGTCAGTCCATTGGGTATAACCTTGGTGCTACTCAAGTATCATCTGCTAGTGGAACTGGGTCTACTACTACAATAGTAGACAATACTCTAGTTGGTGGTGATGATAACCACATAGGCAAGTGGGTGGTATTTAATGATGTCTCTGCATCTACAGTAGAGATTAGTAGGGTATCTGACTATGTGGCTAGCACAACTACATTAACTGTATCTCCTGCATTTGCACAGACAACTGTAGCTAATGATACATATGAGTTATGGGATGATATATATCCACCTCTAAGGGTAGAAGACTTTATTAATCAATCTATCTTAGATGCTACTGGTCATGCCTATGATCCAGTAGAAAGTTTAGCTCTACACACAGATGGAAAGACACAGAGGTTTGATATACCTTCTGGTCTTTCCATGATTCAAAATCTTTACTACCGATCCAAGGTAGACTATGTACGACTTCTATCATGTAATAGTGTTATGGATGAGAACGTAGACTCTGACTTTGAAGTTACTGCTGATACCAAGATTAAGAAACAAGGTACTGCCAGTAACAGGATTGTTATTGCGGATGGGGCTGGTGCTGGAGATATAGTTACTGACTCCATTGCGAGTAAAGACATTAGTCAGTATGATTACTTAGAGGGCTGGATTAAGATAACAAGAAGCAGTGAAGCTGCTACATCTGCTGGTAATTTAAAAATATTACTAGACGATACAGCTAACTGTGCCTCGCCTTTAGAAACTCTTGATGTTCCTGCGTTAACTGATGACACTTGGACATTCTTTAGAGTTAAGCTATCCAACCCGGAGAGCGACACAGAGATCATCTCTGTAGGTTTGGAGTACGATTCTGATTTAGGGGCTTGTACAGTCTGGTTAGATGATATTAGTGTAGTTAAGAATGATTCAGCACAATGGGATAAGTTGCCCAGAAATCTATGGAAGATAGATAAACAAGAGAAAGCTGTAATCATTGATCACTATACCCATGGGCTTGCTAGATATAATCTATTAAAGATTGTAGGGGGAGATAAGCCAGCATTACTTACTGCTGATTCTGATACATCAGAATTAGATGAACAGTATCTTATAGCGACAGCTACTGCTCTTGCTTTTGCTTCAGCATCTGGTGGCCCTAATACCGATCCAGATAATAAGAACAACATGGCAGGATTCTGGATGGCTAAATCAGCACAGGCTAAGAGGCAGATACCATTTTTAACTGATATTAGATTGGTAGAATAGGTGTGCACCTATGGTTGCTAAAGTAACTGCTAATAATGAGATATCTCTTAATGGAGTTTACTATCCGTTAGTTCAGCCTGTACAAAGTTCTCTCGCTTCTATATACCCGGGCAAGATAATTATTGGTGACACTACTAAAGATTCACAGACTCGCACATCTATTATTGCTTGGTCTGATTTTCAAGGTGGGATCGGTGTTAACCGAATGGAAGGTTCTGGAGATGTAGGTAGAGCGTGGTGGTCTACTTGCCAATTACGTTATAAGAACCATCTAGTCATGGGAGGACTTGCTATACAGACAGCATCAGTATCTCATGGGCTATCAGCTAATCAGGTTGGTGCAATAGGTGAATTAAGTGATGAGGTATATGCAGTATGGAATGGTACAGGATCAGAAAATCCCAAGTTATATAAGTACAACAATACCTCTGATACTTGGGGATCAGAGATAAGTGCAAACATTCCAGATAAAGTAACAGATACGATTACTTGGACAGCAACTAATGGCACTACATATCTGGTATTTGCACACTATGACTCCAATGGTTCTGGTTATTCCTATTCTTCTAATGGTACAAGTTGGACTAATGATGGAACTGATGCCAAGTTTCTAGCTGTATGGGACGATAGGTTGTGGGGAATAGACCATACAGGACAATTGTGGTGGTCTTATACTATTGGGTCAGAAACTAATGATGCAAAAATTCCATTACCTAATGGATATGTCACAGGTATGTTTGTTGCTAGAGATACAGGTGGCGAACCAATCATATATGTCAGCACTAAGAAGGGGCTGTTTGCTCATGATGCTGCTAACGCTAAGTTTGTAGAGACACAATTGTTTTTACCTTTTCATCCAGATGCTGGTAAAGGTGCTATGAGATGGAGAGATAGTGTTTATGTTCCTTCAGGGTTAGGAATATATAAATACATTAATGGTGCTAACGCAGCAGTAGTTACCATCATGGGGCC